CGACCTAACCGCTTCAAACATACCAGTATGTTTGTCACACCGCAGTATGTAAGTTGCGTCCACAGCGATACCCTTCATATCCTCAACAGCTTTAGCGTAAGCAGCAACCTGTAGGTAATACTCTGGGTAAACAGCTTTTGAAGTCTTCCAGTCTATGACGCAATATTCTCCGTTGATCCTAGCTATAGCATCCACTGTACCAGCGTACTTAAATTCACGGTGGTATAGCTTCTCCTCAGCAGATATCCACTCCACATCATTCTCGCCAGCCCAATCTCTAAATGCATCTACTGCGTTTATAACCCCCTCATGCGTTGGCTTCTTGGGCGCATCACCTTGACCCAGCTTCCACTTTATAGCTTCTTCAAGCCAATCATGGGTTAGGGTTCCTATGTTTAAAGCATCCCCTGATTTTGTTTTGTAGGCGGATTTAACCCCCTTGATTAAAGCGTCAAGACCCATACCCTTGGTATGGAACACACCTTGACCCTTTGATGAGCTGGTGTCATCGTAAAACATATTACGCTCTAACCAAGTAGCCCCCATCTTCAAAGCCCACGGGACGAGAGCTGGCTTGGATATAATCCCCAGCACCTGAGTGGCGCTGGGGACTATAACGTCATCCGCTTTGTATGAATGTAACCGTTTGTCAAAAGCTAGCTCGACAGACGGTCCCTTGGCGTACTCAATCAACATCAGAAAGGAACATCATCCGATACGCCAGCGGAAGAACTACTCTTGCCGCTACCGTTGTAGGGTGGCTGCAACTGGCCTGACAGATAGTTATTGCCAGCCTTAGAGACATTCTTCCAGATGGAAACAGATATCTCCTCACCATTCCACAACGCTTTACCAGAAAAGTCTGGACGCTTCTCATTACCTTCTTTATCATTCACAAACAGCATGATTGTGTTGTCTTTCATATCCATAATTAAATCTCCCAATTTAGTTATTTGATTGCCCGACATGGGCATACACCATAGGTTTTACATCTGCATCTTCCTTTACTAATTTCTTCTCATCAGTGATTTCCTGAAGTAATATACTAGCATAATCAATGATCTTTATCAAGTCGCCTTCAGGGTCGCCTTTCTTATTCCAGCGTGAAGCGTACTTAACTATGTTGCCACTACAGAAGTCTAGATCGTTGGCCTGTATGTACTCTATCGGCTGTATAACCATTGCTTCGTAGTGTCCCTTCAGCTTATCTGGAGCTTTCATATTGAACACACTCCCGACAAGCATTGCTCATCTGAGTTATCCTCAAAGATAACCCCACGCTTGCTGTTAGCCTCCTCATAAGCTACTGAGGTTATGGGTTGACCACCGCGAGAGCCATCAGGGTACACCGTCAGGCCGCGCAGACCATGAGCGTACTTGCGGACTATCGCTTCAAACTCTTTCACTTTAGATTCGTTGTTCAACTCTGTTCCCCATGCTGGTAAGTTCAAGGTAGAACTTATAGCATGATCTACATATTTTTGCAACTCAAACTGGAACTTTATCCTTCGCTCTGGATCAGCCGCAAGATCAACCGCAGATTCAATATCTTCTGGCTTGATGCCTCTACTGATTAAGGCTTCGGCTGTGCCGTCAACCATAAACTGATGCTTCCATTTGGTTCCATCCGCAAGATAACGTCGCTTATAAGCGACTGCGTAGATAGGCTCAACTCCAGAGGTTGTTCCCGCAAGGATCGAGATAGTTCCTGTTGGGGCAATCGCTCGATACCCTTTAGGGCGGTTGAGAAACAGTCTGTCACAGTGTTCATTAGCACTTCTTTCTGATTCATCCCTGTATACCTTTAGCCATGATTTAAATTCATCACACATTCCGTACTTATGCCCACGCTGTAGTAGCCACTCATGTACACCCATCAACCCTAGGCCAATGCGTGAGTTCTGCTGTCTAACTTTCTCTACTTTATTGTAGGGAAGGTGAGCGCGAATCAATCCGCAAACCAAGAACTTAGAAGCCAGCCTGACTACATCTTTAAACTCATCAATGGAATCAATGGAAGCCAAGTTGACGCTACCAAGATTACAAACATCACTGTCATCTTCAGAAGTGATTTCAGTACAGGCATTCCTAAGTGTTTCATTTTGTTTCGCTCCAAAGTTGAAGGAGAATCCCGGCTCTCCCGTCATTAATGCCTGCCTACAATTCTCAGTAAACACCTCCGACCCATTACCGTTTAGCCATGCGTCATCATAATTAAGGCTTATGTTCATCATGTCCAGCGGAGCATGATAGTTAAAGTCAGCTTTCTTTATGTCTGCTACTGACATATTAGTTCCCGGCACAGTCATATCATGCCAGTTCTTGATGTGCAGGAAATCCCACGCATCCTCATGTTGCCAGTTGAGACTGCCATACAGGGCTGATCTGCGACTGCCACCCTGCATGACGTTCCTACCCACTTCGTTCAGAGTGTGTAGCAAGGGAATAGGCCCACTTGCCACGCCACCAGTACGTCGCAACTGGCGACCAGATGGACGGCACAGGGATACATCCGCCCCTATGCCACCACCAGTCATCAGGCATGACATGGCCCGTTCCGTGAGTCCAGACCACGCCTCGCGTGAGTCTTCCTCAAGCCTCAGTAAGTAACAATTATTAAAGAATCTTGCATCACGACCAGCGTACCAGAGGTATCGACCCCCCGGCATGAACTTGAAGTCTGAGATATAATTCGCTAGTTGATCCCGGTCAGACTTGGACATGAGGTTATTCTTTTGACCATCCATGTCGCCGCACACGTAATTGACCACCGTGTTCGCTCGATCTTCCCAAGATTCATACGCATTGCTGGCGTACTTCTGGCGAAATACAGTCTCACCTAATTCAGTTCTAAACGCTGTCGCCATATTCCTTCCTCCATTCTTCGATAGATTTCTTTTCACGCTTCGCCATTAGAGCGTCATAACCCTCTGGCGTAGCCCACGATGCTGGTTGCTTCTGCTTGTTAAACGCAGAGGGGTGGTACAGGTATCTCCCAACACCAAACTTAACCGCCGCTCGTTTTAACGCATCAGATATGCCGCCTTTGGCTGCTTCGATGTTGCTGTCATCAGCCCCATCAGCTTTGGTTACAGACTTGCCACCAATGTTCAGCGTAAGGTAACACATCATGCGACCACCAATAAATTCATACCGCTCTTCCCAGCCACCTACTCCTACTGCTTGATCCAACCTGTCCATAACATCCCTCGCGGTAATATACACCAGTTCTCCGCTACCGCCTTGACCTCTACGCCACCTCAGCCTGTCAACAGGGAATGGCCGCTTCAGGTCATGTTCAATTTTATCCACTAATCTGTGCCTCCGGGGTTGGTGATTAATTCATCTTCATCTGTGATTACTTCTTCGTGATAAGACCCATCCTCTTCTACCCACGCACGATACTTGCGCGTGATTAGCTCATGCCGCTCTATGATTGCCGGGTCATCCTTAGACCCTGCTTCAAATGCTCGTCCGTATTTATTGGGAGAGAAGATTGCCTCTTCCAATTCACGGAATACAGAGAGTGGGGTGTTCCTAATTATCATGCCTCGCATTATAAACTATCTCCTATGTGTTGTCAACAAGTTTGTTAAAAAAATGTTCGGCCTCGACCACGATCAGCGGAGCTTCCCGATTCTTCTTGATAACTAGCATCGGAATGTACTCGCCGCAGTTAGCCTTGGCCTGTTGGTACGCCTTCCAGACGTTTAAGCTCTCCGTATTCTTACACTCGACAGAATATGGAAACTTCTTTCTGGCACTGGCAGACAGCATAATATCCTCACCACCAGCGCCCATCGAGCGGGACTCTATATCAGCAGGATCAAGACCCATTCGGCTAATCAAAGCCTGTCTCACCCACTGTTGGAGTCTCCGCCCTTTATTCTTTGCAGACTGAGGCTTCATTAGTTAAGCCCTGCAGCCTCTAATTCGCCCACCACGCCACCTTTGGGCTTGACGTTATCCCCCATACCTAGTTGGGTGGGTAACTCGCTGTCACGGTAGTAATTCATCGAAGCCATGTCCAGCCACAAGTCCACATCCATTTCAGCCCCGTCAAAGTTCCTCGCTTTGCACAGGCTCAGGTATGCGTCGGGCTGGTGTGGGTCAACCTCAAATGTTCGGCCCAGCAATAATACATTGTCAGCCCTGTTGGTTATGTCAGATGATCCAGCAACAGACCACTTATCAAGACGGTCCTTAACGCTGCCGCCCTTCCTAGCGTGAGCCACTAGCATGACATGGGTGTCCAAGCCACGGGCCGCGCCAGCTAAGCCACAAACCACATCTTTCTGACCGTTCCAGTCATCGCTTGCCGTACTCATGGTCATAAGGGAATCCACCAACACGAAGTCAACAGCGTGAACGTCTACAGCGTAGCGTATGATGCTGAATAGGGTGCGTGGGTTGACTGATCCATACTGATCGTAGAACCATATGCTTTCACCTGACCACTTGGCAAAGTCTAACGCCGCATCGAGGTTGGGGGTAGCTTGGAGTGAGGTTTGCCGGATCATCCGCGCCAACTGCATACGTGGTGACATTTCCAGCGATATTGACAGGCACCTGAAGCCCTGATCTGCTGCTGAGAGCATTACCTGACTAGCCAACAGGGATTTGCCAGCGCCATTGATGCCAGCAAGCACGGTTAATTCGCCAGCGGCAAGCCTGAACTTGTCCTTGAGGATAGAGTCGCCGCCCAAACAATTAGGTAACTTGATACCGTTTAGCTTGGTGCCGTTGAGGTAATAATCCATTACTTCCTTGAGATACTCTGGATCACTGGCTGACCTTACCTTACGCTCAGCATCAGTGATCTTCTCGTACTTCCGTAATGTTTCTGTGTCTAAATGTATTACGCTACTCATCTTTTTTATATTCTCCCTTGAATACCCAATAATCAGTGTCTTCCAAATTGGAATTGATATTATACCACGTCGGCCACGTTGTGCGAAACCACATGTTCTCATGCTGACCGTCTTTTGGTACGGCCATTAGTGCTTTAGAATCCCACCTCAGATGTGTGTAACCATGCTCAGTACCAGACCACAGCACCTCCTCGGTGGAGTATGTTCTGTCGGGGTTGTCTCTTTTGTTGTCCACAAAATATTGAGGGTAATGTTTCATTCGCTGTAATCGTTGATAGATTCGCCAAGACTTACGCATGTACTTATCAACCTTTGGCTTAGGCTCATCGTAACGCCTGATGATTTCTATATATTTTATAGCTGTGTTCATAATAGAATCAAGCTCAACTCTTGAGCTATTTCTAAGCATAGCTATTGCCATTTTGGGTAGGTTAGTTAGCTTACCCATCGCCCTATCTAAATTAGAAACACGTTGCATTATGTTATCGTTAATCCCCTAAGTCATTGTAATCTAAGCCATTAAAATCCACGTATTCATCGATAGAATACTGGA